TAAGTTCGGATATTATCTCATAGTCGTTTAAATATAGCTTATCTTCCTCAATCATTGTCTTAAGGTTGAAGCACCCAACTTTTTTAACCGTCTTGGACATTTTTACTCCAAGTTGAGTTTTCTTTCCAGAAAATCCTTGCCCTACAATTTGTCCTGCTCTTCCTCTCATAGAACACATGAGAAGATTTTTATATTCTAAATCGTATTGAAGGATACTAGCTACTTGATCTCCAACATCATTAACTTCGCATAAAATATATGCCTCATTATAATTTTTTCCAATCTCCTCAATAATACTCGGAAAAAGCATAGGTTTGATTTCATTATTTCTATATTTTCCTACAACTTTATGTGGAAACTGTGTTATATCAATCACAGTAAAAGCTGAATAGTCATTTCCAACACCCCTAGCAACATCTACAGTGATGAGATAATCATGTTCTTCTATTGGATCTTCATAAACATCTAGACCAGCACTGCGAGTCTTAGGAGCATCGTATACAAGGTTTCTTAGTTTGGATGGTGCAATTAAAGTGTCAACAGATCCTAAAAATTCACATTCAAACTCAACTTTAAATTGTTGTTCAGAAGTGTTTGCAATAGTTTGTGCTTTCCATGCCTCATCTCTTCCTGGAACTTCACTCCAATGAACATCTGTAAATAAATATTCATTTTTACCTTTTTCTGCATCATGCCACATTCGGTAAAAATGGTTCATACCGTGTGGGGTAGAAACAATAATTACTTTTGTACTTTTACCTGAAGTAATTGTAGGATAAACCGACGCAAAAAATGAATCTGCGATGTGATTTGGAACAAACGCAAATTCGTCCAAAAAGAGGATATTGAAAGACATACCACGAACCGCAGAAGCAGAAGTAGAAGCAGCCAAGATTTTACTTCCATTCTCCAATTCCAATGATCCCTTATTCCAAGAAATGATTCCCTGTTGCATCCATTTTGGTAGGTTTTCATATGCAGTTTGCAAACGATCTAAAAGTTCTCTTGCGGTGGCGGCTTTGTTAGCAAGAATACCGATATTTACATTATCATTGAATACTGCATAATGTAGAAGAAATGACACCACGGTTGTAGACTTTCCAGTCTGTCTTGGCATCTTGCATATATTAAATCTATGATTATGGAAATTGTTAACTAATTTCTCTTGAAAGGGATACATTTGAAATGGTTGCAATCCCTTATCGAGAGTTACAATTTTTACATAATTTTTTGCAAAATATACTGGATCATCTTTACACTTTAAAAATTCAATAATTTGTTCTTGTGTAAATTCAATAGGAGTATTTGCTTTCTTTAAAAGAGGATTACCTAAATATACATCACTCATAATAAATCCTACCTATCAGTTACAATTCCAACGACGAAGTGCTTTATTAATTCTTGAATCTGGATCTCTTGCAGTTTTAGTGGAAGTTAACTTGGACTTCATTCCAGACATACGTTTACAAAATGATTTACGACGATTTGCTCTTTTTCCTGTTGGGTTCTTTTCGGTTACTGCAGTTTGGAGTTTTGATCCGGGATTTTCACGACGATATGCCTTAACCGCAGCAGGACTTAAACCATCCGTTTTATCTTGACGATTGACTCTTTGCCAATCTTCATTAATCTCAACTTCTTCTCCCATAGGTTTTACATAGTTTTTATTAAAACCAAGTTTTCCGGAACTTCCTCCTTGAAATCCTGCTTGAATCAAAGGTTGTCCAGGAGTAAATTCTGAAATTGTGTGAAATACTACCTTTGCCCCAGGATATACTTTTTGAATTTCGTCATTCACTTCTTGACGAGATGGAGTTTTTATTTGTGGAAAAAACATTCTAATACCGTAATATTTTCCTCTCCAAAGTAAAGTAATTGCAATAATATTTCCTGACTGTGATTGGAGACGTGTTACTTCATCAATTTGGCATTTAAATCCTTTGATTGGTTCCGGTTTAATTAAATCTACAACTTCAGCAAAAGTATTTCCATTAGCATCTTCGATAGTAATACTTTCCTCTGCTTTAACACAGTTTGGATATTTTTTACCAAACATCGTCTTCATTCCTTTTTTCTTATATCCTGGCCAACACTTTTCATCAAGAATTTCATTTTTAATTTTACTAACCAGTTTTTCTTCTTTTTTAATCGTTGGTAGTTCTGCAGTTGCTCCTAATTTTGAAGATGCAACAGATCTCTCTCCACCAGTTGATCCTTTAACTGCAATATTTCTAATTTTTTCTCTTTTTTGGGCAGTTTTGTGTGCAGAGGGATTGATTGTATGACTTACAGATTCCTCCATTTCTCCACTTGCGACATAATCTGCTGCAGTATCAATATAATCTGCTGCTTTGGTAATTTTGGATTGAACCCATGCTTCTAAACTGCCCTCACCATTTTCAACTTTTGCCTTAAGTCTTTGTGCAGCATTCATCAATGTTTCAAGTTCAGAACGAACCATTGAATATTCGTGATCTTTTATAGAAACTTTATCCCATGCTTTTCCACCATAAGAACAATCAGATCTTGTTTCTCTTTTATCGCATAAGGGACAATATCTTTCTTCTTCGTTCATAGTTGATTCTGATTTCGTTCCCCAATTTGCAGCACCAACCTTACGGCATTTAACCAGTGCTCCAGAAGCATATGCACTTGGCCAAACATCATATCTAGACTTTACTTTATGGTAGCAAGCATCTTTTTTGCCACTACCTTTACCTTTTTTGTCCGTTTCTTCGTTCATTTTCTTTTTAGGTTTATCTGTAGAAACATATGTTGGTTTTGCAGCACCTGTTTTTTGTTGTTGTTCTGGATCTGCTGCCTTTTTTCTTCTTGCTGCCGAACGCCGTTCCGCAGGACTCATACTTGCTCTTTTTGTAGAAGAAACACATTTGGGAGTTCCTTCTCTTGGTTCATCACTTGCACAAGTTCCACCAGTCACAACATTGACCCATCCAGATTTTCCATCTTTTGATTTAGATTTTCCAAACCAATCTCTAAGACCTTCTTCAGTAACATCTTTAAATTTTTTATGATGTTTTTTAGCATCTGCTTCCATCTTTTTCAAACGAGTGTAATAATCAGGAATTTCATCCAGATGTTGAAGAGCAATGTTTTTTGCTAAATCGTGATCTTGAGTATGCTCGTGCTCAATTGGTTCACCCATTTCAAGTTGCTTTTGTATAAAAGCAACCTCAAGACGATGCTTTTTTGCAATTTGTTCAACTGTTTTATGTGTCTTGATTTGGTTGGGCATTATTCATTAGGGTTAATTTAATTTTTTTCACTTTTTGCTCTTTTTCTTCCCGCACAATAAGCACGTTGAGAAAATCCTTTTGGATTTGAGCAATTAATACTCTTTTTATATTTATTACTCCACTCTTCTTGAAACTGTCTAAATGTTTTCATCATTTCCTTGAGATTGTTGTTTTAAAAATTTTGCCAAATCTGCAGTTGATCCAACAAAAAGTGCATTATTGACGGTGGTTGGACCTTTACTTATTTTTTCTTCTTCAATATCTTTTAATTTTTTCTGAAGGTCCATCAATTTGTCTGTTGCATCTGCTACACTTTTTATTAATTGTCCAGCAACTTCATATGCCCTTGGCATTTCACTTTCTTGTGCAAGTTCTAAAATTCCATTGATTGCTTCTTGACCTTTTTCAATCAATGAATATAAATTTCCTCTAGTATATTCATAATCTTTTTTTATATCATTAATTGGGGATGAAACTTTATCTATTTCAGATTCTAATGAACTTTCTACAGAGCTTGCAGAAATTATTTTACCCGAAACATTAAACGTGTCATTTAGTTTATCAAATTTTTTTGCCATCTTTTTATACGGTTTGACCGTCAAATCCAAAATCATCTCCGGATTCAACTAAAGTATTATCAGTAGTAGTAATAGATTTTATTTCGGCTCCAGATAAATGCGATGTAATTGTTGTGTTATCTCTTCCCCTATCCACAGTAAGAACATTTCCAGTTTTTAATTTGACATAAATTTCCTCACCTTCAATATCCAAATATGTGTCTGCAGATATAGTAGAAGCATCATTTACTTCAAATAAAATATCTTCAGTTGTAACATCTTTTGCGAGATTTGTTAAGACTATTCCCGTATAATTTTTAATTGCACGTACATCGGATGAATATATAACTTCTCTGATTGGCGTAGTTGTTGAATCTCCAGATATATAACTGATCGTAGATTTTTTGATAATATCTTTTGTTGCTGTTTGAGTTGGACCAAAAAGATACGTTTTTGCGGTAAACCTTAAAGTATAAATCAATACTCTTCTAGTTGTAAAATTTCCTTCATAATCATCTTGAAAGGTTACATTTTCTAAAATTATAGGAATATCTCTTTTTTCATTAATTCCATCAACAAGTTCAATGGTTAAAGTATAAGACGGTTGAAAATATGGTAAAATTTGTTCAACTATCTGTAAAGCATCATCGTTTAATTTTGCCATAATTGCCAATTCAAATTGTAAATTGTATGGAACTGGCATATAAGTTTTCTTAACTACAGATCCATCTGTTGATGACTTTACAGTAAATGATTGAGTTGTAGTTACCTTTCTTGAAGCATCATAAGTCAATCCAGTAAATTCAAAAGACATTCTTGGTAATGTAATTTGAACTGGTTTGTTTAAATCTGGAGATTGCTCAAGTCTTGCTAAAAATTTCTGAGTTGGACCATAAGCTAATGGAACTTTTATAACATCAATGACTTCATTTGAATTGTTGGTATGTTTGATTGATATGTTATTAAACAGAGATCCGAAAGATATGACTGTTTTTCTTAAAATTTCGTTATAAAAATACTCAAACATTTTAGTAGTTCCGTACAGTACTATTTACTCAAATATAAATTATATTTATGGCATTCCAAAAGGATTTGATTCTGTAAAATCTACTATTCCGTCTGCCTCAAGTTCTATATCTAAATTATCAGCATATGCATTTTCAATAAAATAATCACCTATTGATGATAAAACATATGATGCGGAAGAAGCAGACCCTACAATATTTTCTCCTCTTATGAAGGATCCAGTTTCGTTTGAAATTTCTAAAGTACTTGTAACAGAATTCCAAGATCTTACTCTTGCAGTGACTCCACTAATACTTCCTGTAATTATTTCATTATATTGATAAGTTCCAATTCCAACAAACGATGGTGATGATATTGTTATTGATGGTGCTTGAGTATATCCTAGTCCGGCATTAGTTATTCTAATTGCAGTAATTGATCCTGCAGCACTTACAATTGCAGTTGCTGCAGCAGAAACTGAAGCAATTCCAACAAATGTTATAGTTGGAGCATATGTATATCCAGATCCAGCATTAGTAACTACAATAGGTCCTATAATTCCAGTTCCTATAGTTGCTGTTGCATTCGCACCAGATCCACCTCCACCAATAAACTTTACTCCTGGAGTTATAGTATATCCATATCCAGGATTAGTTAAAAGGACACTTTGAACCGATTTATTTTGCGGATTTACGTTATCATTGCATACTACTATACCACTAATCATAGATGCAATGGCCTTTGCCGTTAATCCTCCATATGGCGCAGAAGATATTGCTACATTTGGAGTACTTGAATACCCACCACCTCTATTTGTTACTGTAATATATCTAACTCCACCATTTAACAGTGTGGTTGTTGCAGATGCTGTTGATCCAAAACCAACCATCGTAAGAATTTGAGTAACTGCAATACCACCACCAATACCACTATCAGTAACTCCTCCACCAACATTTGTATCATCTATTTCTTCAATACCGGTATCAATAACTTCATCTTCATATCTAAAGAGTTCGCATTTTAATGTATATACATAAGTTTTTTGTAATTGATAAAATGGTTGTTCGTGTTCTACGAATTTTACTTCAAATAATCTATCCCCTAAAGGAAAATATATTAAATCTCCTTCTTTAGGTCTCGTTGATAATTTAATATTTGGTTTTCCTTTGATTAATGGTGAAATATAAGTCTCAAATCTTTCTTTGGATATTGTAATAGACAATTCATTTAATGCCTGAATACCAAATTTTGAAAGTATAGTTGTGTTGTCTCCATATCCCTCATAATTTTCAATATAAGCTTCTAATGGATATGCATCGTCAAATGCAGATTCTATAACTTCTCTTAGAACTTTTTTTTCTGTTAAATATTTTCTTGGCAAATAATAAATTTCAACTCCATACATACGAAGTTGTTCATTGATTAAATCCTGTATTAATCCCTGTTCCCCCTTGGATCCTTGTAAAAAAAATGGATTGAGCATCTTATCATCCTATCATATCAAAAGGTGGAAGTTCATAAGTATTTGACATTTTTTCCATTAAAATATCAATTTCTCTCTGCGCATCATCATACATTTGTCTACCATTAAGTTCTACTCCACCAGGAAGTTTAACCCCAGTAAATTTCATCATATTTTGCCCCCATTGACGTTTAATTAATGAGGTTAAATATGGTTTTAAAAACGAATCATTCCAAACTTTCGAATAATCATTTGGGTCAAGGGTGCTGTAACAATCAATAATAATATATTGCCCAGATTTTACTGATCCCCAATCTATATCCAAGTAAAGTCTATCTTGCCTTTTGTTAAATCTAATTTGCTTTTGTGTTGTCAATAAAAAATCAAGGTCTTCAAGATATGTTTTAACCATTGCATAGCTTAATAATTCTGTTGCTCCCCAGTAATAGATATCATTTAAAAATAATTGATATTTAACACTAAACATATTATGAGTAATTGAATTTGATCCATCAAAATGGAAAATTTTATTTACTCCTATAATATTTGGTGGAACTTGTAAATAATTACTATTTTCTTCATATTTAAATGTAGTTGCAGTTCCGACTATATTTGCTGTAACCGATATAGTAGAAAGTCCAACTGCAGAATCTCCACCCCTAGACCTTCCTCTGTCTATATCAAACTGTGTTAATTTATACTTATAAAAAGTTGGATATACTCCATCAAAATGTCTTTCTTGAAAAAATTGAATAGCATCATCGACCAAATCCTCAATTTGTTCATCTGCAACGTTAATTTCTAAAACTGGAGCTCCCAATTTTCTTTTACAATAATCAATCAATTCTTGTCTAGTAGATGGTTGCGCCATATTTTCTACTTTTTAAAATATTTATAGTTTAATTAAGTCTTTCAAAACTTCTTGTTGCTTTAAGTATAATTTAATATAAGATTTTGCGATTATTTTAATCTGTTCAATATCTTCTATGCAATCTATTTCAATGCAAGATTTTGTATATTCAAAACTTTTAGATAAATCATCCAACTTAATTTGATCAGGATTCATTTATTAAACTCCGAAGTAAATTTTTAATTTCATTAATATCTTCCTTCATATTAGCAAGATCTTTTTCTAAATTCTGTACTTTTTGATTCTCCATATTTTTTGCATTTTTTCTAGAAATATATTCTTGATATTCTGACATATTTGTATTAATAATTGAATTTGTGCATTTATCTCTTACTAAATGCGAATATCCTTCAACTTTTAAATATTCCATAATATTTTATGCCAAAGCAATTACTCTCAAATCTTTAATTCTTGGAACATAAACTTGATTTGTTGATGTTAGAACTAATTTAATTCTATATGATTTAAATGATGGCAATTTATCTATAGTGAATGAGTATTCTTTGAATTCTATCTCAGAAGTTTCAAATCCCAATGATTGAGTTGGGGTTACAAATACATCAGATCTCCCGTCACTATCGGCAAAATTTATAATTTCATTTTTAGTATTTAAATTCATATATCCTGGGAATGGTATGAAAACTGGATTGAAGTTTGGTTTTTCACTAATAGCATATAAAGCTCTTATATCGCAATACTGATTAATATGAGCATTTAACAGAATTTTGATGGAACTTGCTCCATTTTCCAAATTAATTTCTTTTGAAATATATTGGAATGCGGTGGGATCTTGATCAACTGTATTGACTCTAGAATCAGTTGCATAATTTGAAATAACGTTGTTAACTCTGTTTGAAGTTAATATTGTACTTATTCTTTGTGTATCAAGAACTGGAGTTAGTCTAGAATCTACCGTATCAAGTTGTAATCTAAGATTCATTGATTTGTTTCCGGGAAGATTTAATAATTTTAAATTTTCATTAACTCTGGAACATATTATTCTTGTGCTATCCAAATAATTGGGTTTTCCAATACTAATAGTTTCAAATCCATTATCAATGAATGGAATTTCATTTCCACTTATACTTGATGCTGTAACTGTTCTTAGGGAAGCACTTAAAGAAGTTCCTCTTACTGTTAAATTCTGAACAATAGGAGTAACTATTTCATAAGGCATATTTTGTGTTGCTTTAGTTTTATATCCACCAGCAGATTTAGTTTGATTGATATAAAGTTGCGGATAACCAACACCGTCAGTTCTACCAATGCCATTTTGGCCCATATCTCCCATATCAAGTTTTATATGATAAGAATCGAATGTTATTGCATCTGAAACAGTAACATCATTTAAATAATGGGTCTTATTAATTCTTTTTAAAGAGACTCCTCCCAGCTCATATTTGTAAACTGGAGTTCCTGTTGGGTAATTCATTGAATTTGTCCCTCTAGAGATATCACCACCAATTAAATTACCAGAAACTGAAGTATATTTGATAATTTCATCACCTATTAATAGATAACCCGGGTTAGTTGTTCCAACACCAACATTTTCAAAAGTTGCAAAATTAGATGCGTTATCAACACTAATTGATCCAGATGAGTTTATATTGTATGCAATGCTTAATTTTGTTGGATTAATATCCGATTGTGCATCGAAAATGGTAACATAATTTTCACTGGAGTACATTCCATGATTTTGATGGTTTACTTTAATATGCAGTCCATCACTGATTGTTTCTATAGAATTTATAAGTACACCGCCACCAGTTGAAGAATTTAAAGTTGTCGTTATACCAGAACTATTAATGTATTGAACTGTTTTTGCTGCCCCAACAACAAAATCGCCTTGTACATTATCAAGTATTAATTGATTTGTGCTTGCAATTGAAACGATCGAAAATCTTGCGTTCCTCCCAACAGGAACAGAACCAAATGTGCTAATTCCAACTACATCACCAACTTGATAACCAACTCCACCATTTGTAATTGTTGCAGCAATAGCAACACCATTAGAAACAGTTACATTTGCTGTTGCATTTTTACCACTACCAGTGACTGTAACAAGATTGATGTTATTAATTGATAATCCACCACTAGATGGAGTATATCCAATTCCAGAATTAATTACAGTTAAAGTTCCAGATGCGCTCCCAGCAGATCCAACATAATTTGCAGTTGCATTAGTGCCTTGCTGAATAACAGTATTTCCTAAGATTAGTCCAGAATCTTGCACTGTTGATCCAAGTCCAACTCTAATTTTTTTAGAAATCAGACTGAGAGAATTTGGCATTAATGTTGGAATTTGTTTATTTCCTCGACTTAATTCTGGATTATAGAAATCAACTGTTCCGGAATTTAAGAAATCTGCTCTATAAAGAGTAAATTTAAGATCTTCCCATTGACTTGCTTCCCAAGTTGAAGCATTTTGAGACTTAAATAAAGATCCAAGATATGGTTGATTTGATATAAATGTCTGTGTTAGAAGATCATTTTCGCCAATTCTTGAGATATAAACACTATACTTAGTTGAGTTTGATGCAAGACATATGCAATATTCTTTTCCACCCTCTAAGTAAACTGGAGCATCAAAATTAAACGTAGTAGCTACAGATCCATCTGCAGATGTTTGAATATCTCCAGGATCTAAAGTAATTTCTGAGAATGGAAGAATTCTTTGAGTTGGGAATCCATTTTGCATCGTTCTCAGTTGGAAGGTGACAGGGATATCCATATCATCTTTAGATTTGAAGAAAACCTCACATTTGGTTAAGAAAACTCCCGTTTCATCATCAACTAAGAAAGATTGGGCAAGGGGATCATACCAACCAACCAAAACATCTCTTCTCGATTGGGACAAAGTTGTGCCACCTACAACTTGAGTTCCTGTAGTTCTAGATACTGCCCTTTCTTCAAATTCTTGTTTGTTTTGAATTCTAGCATTTCTTACTGAAATAATATTTTCTTGAACTGTCTCTAAAGTTCCACTTGAAACAAACCCTTCTTCAGCAATTGTAGTTGCAGCGTTTTGATCATTTAAATTGTTGTTTACTAAGGTAAATGTTTTTGTTCCAGTTTCAAATTTTGGATGAATATTTGTATTTGGATTTGGGACAAAGAAACTTCCAATCAATGTTGCCGATAAATCTGAAACTAATCTCACATTAGTGATAGTTGCTTGTGCGCCACTAGTTTGACCTACTAATATCATTCCAGATTCTACCCATCCACTATACTCTCCTTGTGGTTGGTTTGAAAGTGAAAATGTATCAACATTCAAAATATTTGATGTTGACGAATAAGTTGGTTGTAAGATTTGTCCTGTATATGGATTATTTGGATAAGTAATTGTTGCTGCGTTATAAGGACCTTCTTTGTGATTAGACTGTGCAACTCTAAATGAGATTCTTGTCAGAACTTGCCCAATACTTGGATTTAATCCTGTATTTTGAATTATTCCTAATACTTTTTCGCCAACTTCAAAAGTTCCAGAAATCATCGAAATTTCTAATAATTTTGGAACACAATATTTAGTTACATCAACTCCATCAAAGAAAGTATAAATTTGAGTTAATGGTTTAAGTTTTTTAGAAACAAACTGAATATTTCTAGATCTCATATATGGAATGAGATTTCTACTTACGACTCGATCACCAACAGAAGTATTATCAAATTGTTCAGTTACTATGGTTCTTAAACCAGTTCTTGATTGAACTCCAGTTTCTCTAGTTTCTCTTAAATTATCTTGAAT